AGAAAAAATGGATGAAAATGCAACGGTTAAATTGCGAATCAAAACTAAATTAGATTCAACTTCCGATGAAGAAGCTCCAACTTATTCAGGAATTGAAACTATTGAATTCGGTGAGAATAAAGTCGTTTTAAAAGGCGATGATGAATTGGTAGAGTGGGATTAACCCACTCTTTCTTTAACCGCCGATATTCAATTTCTTTATTGTTTCTTGATTTAATTTAATTCCTTTAACATGGTATTTTTTCTTAAATGCTGTAATACCAATGTTGTGTTTTTCTGTGTGATGGCATCGGCACAAACCAGCGTAAGTGTATTCTGTGTGGTCCACACTTTTTCTTTTCCGCCGACCTAGAGCTTTATCAAAATGGTCAATGTCTGCACCAGTTTTGCCACATATGCAGCAAACTCTGTTAGTGATGCATTTGTAAAAGTAATATTCCTGATTAGCAGGTAAAATATCGTACCCATTGCGAAATGGAATGTTATTTTCAAAGATGAAATTCAAGATAATGTTCGCTAAAATGGTTGCATCGTCCATTGTGTTCGTTGAGTCGTTTCTGAGGCTAATTTCATAGCCTTGTAACGCTTCAAACCTGAGATAGAACATTTCCTTTAACACTTCCGTTTCTTGCCCTGTGAAAGAGAATATATCCTCTAGCATTGCAAAGATAAATCGACGTTGGGCAACACTAAATTTTCTCGGATCAATAAATCTTATTTCAACTTCTCTTGGCCCTGTATAATCAAAATACATGGTTTTTAATCGTTCAATATTTATTGCTTCGTTTATTACTGCTGTTATTGAGTTGTTTTTCAAACTCTTAATAACAGCAGAATAAACATTGTTCAGGTTCATTCAATCACTTCCACTTGAATCCCGTTATTAATAATAAAATTGTTTAGAGCAACTAACTTTTGATGTTCTGCTGTTAGTCTTAACGTAACTGTTTTCTCTTGTTGTTTTTTGCTGGTTTTTGGCGCTTCTTCCGTGATGATTTCGCCTGTCGCAGTGTCAACTGTTGTATTGTTGATTGTTTCAGTTTTCAAAGCAGCGATGGCTTCGTCGTGTTCTCTTTTTGCTCTTTCGCGTTCTTCTTGTTCTTTTTTTAAAGCAACGGCTGAATCGATTTCTTTTATCAGTTCTGGTGCAGTAGACCCTTTATCGATTAATGCGACCCAAGAAAACGAGTCAAGGCCAACTGCCTTAGCATAAGTTTCAACAATGAGCTTATCGTTTTTGATACGTTCTTTTTCAGATGCAACTACTACCATCGATGCCGCTATTTCCTCAATAGTTTTCTTATTTGGTTCACCTTTAACTGTGAAAGCTGTTTTATTAGTCCACGAACTAGGAATTTCAATTTCATCAATGGATACATTGTAGTTTTCAGACATTTCAGCAATTACTTTTTGAAGCTTTTCGCTTCGTTTCTGTTTTTCTACTCCTTCGTATGATTGAATACTTTCGTTAATTCCTGAACTAACCTCACTGATTTTTTCAGTATATTTTTTTATTTTTTCCTCAAAATCTTTTAATGGCTTATTATATTGATTTTTAACGGCTTTGCGTTGATCATCTAGCAACGTCGCAACTTTGTTTAAGTCTGCTCTTGCTTTTTTAGCTTCTGGAATGTTTTTATCTGTGAAAACCATTGTTGAATAGTGGTTAACTGCGCTCTCAACCATCTCAGCCAACTGTGCTTCATTTTGGATAGTGATTTTACTAGCTTTAAAATCAACATTAAACTGCAATTCTGTTGTTAATTCGTTTGTCATTAGTTTTGCCCCCATGTAATGTTTTCTTCTGGTTGTGGTTGAAATTGTTGTATCCATTGATTCAGAACTTCCATAGCTTTCTTGAACATGCTAGCTGGCATATTTTCATTGACATCTACATTCAATTCTTTACTTAGTTCATTCCGTACATAGTCAAGTTCAGAATTCGATAACTCAGAAAGTTGTCGGATATGATCGTTTAACGTAGCTAACTGTTTACCGCTAATCAAATCAACTTTTGAAGTATCGCTGTTCTTTTCAGCTGCTGTTTGGCCATCGTCGTCTTTATCTGCAGCAATTCCAAAAGCAGCAGACAAAGAGTAACGTCTTGCATAAGTTGTTAAGCTTCCTAGCCCTTGAGGATTGGTGCCACTATTTGGGAATTCAAATGGACCATGAATGATATATTGACCACTAAAATGAGTAATAATTGTTGTGACTTTTAACGCATTATTCTCATTGACGACATTTTGTTGGAAATCAATTCCGCTTTCTGATTCTTGTGCAGCTTTTCTAATTGCTTCTTCAATCGCTTTAAGAGTTGCATATTGGAAATTCATTCCACCTTTTTTCGTTGAGTAGGCCACTTCTGCGTCAAATTTTGGTTGGATTAATTTGCTTTTCAGCTTATACATCCCATCAAACAATTCTTTTAAATTTTCGCTGTTCTCGTTCATTTATTCCCCTTCTTTCAGTAATGAAATAACTTTTTGAAGTCCTTCGATTAATTCAACTTGATTAAAATAAGCACTTTCATCTAAACTCTCGAATACTGTTCTAACTTCTTCATCTTCGCTATCTTGGTAAACAGCAACATGATTATTAATAGCATCCTTTTCAAAAATCAGTGATCCAAAAGGTGAATGATTATCAATTAAGACAATTCTTTGCATTGAATCCACTTCCACTCTCATGCTATAATTCTCCTATCAATTAATTTTGTTTGTGACTTTTTGCTTGCCGGCGGAAGTCACTTTTTTGTTTCTTGGATAAATAACGCTTCTGGAAATACTGCCTTATTTATCGCAGTGTCTGGATATTTTTCTTTAAGCTTTTGAAATACCAGGGCTTTAGTATCCTCAACCACGTAAATTTTCAAACTATCTTTTCCTACTGCTTTAAACATCTAAATTCCCTTCTCTCTTTTTGTTGCATAATGTATATTTGATTTTTTTGTTGCTGGTACCATAAATCAGCAAGTTTTTTCGTTTGTTCTAATTTGTCTTTTCTTGTCATTTCTTAACCTCTCTATCTTCAAGTGCCAGATCATAAAACAGTGTCCAAATGATGAATAAGCCGATATATATATTTTGGATAATCGGATTAAAATTTCCGCCTACTATCAGTCCCAATCCGAATACGATTAGTAGTACTGCAATTCTTCTTAAGTTATAAATTTTTCTCATTTCATTTCTCCTTAAATATGCATTCTATTTTGAATCTCTAAGTATCTTAAAAATTCAAGTTCTTTTTCAATTTGATATGCTTTTCCTTCGGTCAGTTGTTCTGATTGTCTAAGCGCTGCTCTATCATCTTGTAGCTGTTTACGCTCTTTTTTGATTTGGTTGAGTATCCAGCTTTCTTGTTCAGTTGTATAAGCCATAATATTCTCCCTACGCTATGTCGTTTAAGTCTAAACTCATTTGTCTTACAACTGTTTTTGTGGATGTGGACGGCTCCCAGTCATTGATATATTCAATTACCATTGGATAATGTTTTTCTCTTAATTGTGATCTGGTACCCACGCCTGTAATTTGCTTAATACCTGAATTAATATCTTTGTATAACTTTCCACGCTGTTCCTTTGTGATTTTCCCAAATCCTCTTGCAACTTCTGCTACTCGTTGATGAACTCGACGTGATAAGTAGCCATAATCATCTGCACCGATTTTTTGATTGTCTTTTAAGTCGGCTACTTCTTTTTCAATTACATCTACACGCTCATTTGTTTCTTCATTTGCTGATAAAGCAAGCATCGCCAATTCTCTTTGAGAGGTTGGAAGTTTAGGCTGTTGAAATTCTTTTTCCATTTGATTAAAAGCTTCGATATATTTCAGTTTGAATGTATCTGCTTTTTTGCCTGTGAATCCAAATGCAATAAAAGAAAAGCCATCACGATTCATGTAATACAATCTTTGTTTTCTACCTCTTGAATCTTTGTATTCTCCCTCAGCAAACATGTTTTGGTAATGAGCCGAATTTTCGGCCGATTGAATTTTAGCTTCTATTGCCTCAATGACATGCTTATGCTGTTTTTCGAATACTTCAGCAACTTGCAGACTACTTGTTACTGCTTGCTGATTTTTCATTATTACTAAGTTGTTCATTTTATTTTCCTCCTTTAAATCTCAAAAGTTTCTTTTAAAAATCGTTGTAACTCAGATCGTTCTATTCGTATATCCTGGCCGCTCCATTGCTGCACTTTTAAGCCTTTTGAAATCCAATTGCTTAATTTTTCATCACCGATTTCTAGAATCTTCTTTACCTGAGATTTGTTTGGATAAGGCGGTAATTCAATAACCTTAGTCAACAAATTCAAACGTTTTTCAACCTCTTTTAAAACTACAAAGGTGATATTATTAGCTAATTCATTTTGAATTACCTCATCAGGTATGTTTAGATGCATAAACTACGCCTCCTTCTTTTCATCTTCTAATAAAGACTCCATAGATACTCCAAAATAGTCAGCAACTTGTTTCAACTTACCAGATGTTGGATTAGAGTTATTCCATTTGGAAATTGTTGAAGAGCTAAATCCTAAATCTTTTTCAATTCGATTGATTGAAACGTGGTTGCTAATAGCAAGCTTTTTAATTTTTTCATAAATCACAAGTAACACCTTCTTCCCGTGGTAATTTATTCACTTTTATTATTCCAACCTATTGACAAACATCGGAATATATTCCATAATGTAGGTATAAGGAATACAGCATACAAAAAGCAAGCTATATTAACGTCTGGGGAGACTGTCTATATATTGCTTTAGTTTTCTGTACACCTTAAATATCTTTCCTACAAACATATCATAAAGTAATTTATTCCGATTGTCAAGAATAAATTCCGATTTTTTGTTAGGTTTTTTAGAGGTGAATTAATTTGAGTATTGTAGATAGAATAAAGATGCTAGCTTCACAAAAGAAAATGACTTTAACAGAATTAGAGAGAAAACTTGATTTCAGCCAAAGTAGTATTCGAAAATGGGACAAGCAACCACCAGGAATAAAAAAATTACAGAAAGTTGCAGATTTTTTTGACGTCTCAACCGATTACTTACTTGGTCGTACCGAAAAGAAAAAATACTATGAATTAAGTGATAAAGAGAAAAATGATATTGCTATCCAAGCAGAAGAATTAATTGAAGGGATAACTAATGGCGAAAACCTTAATTTTTACGGTGAGCCAGCTACGCAAGACCAAAAAGACCGTCTTTTAATTGCTATACGTACTGCGATGGAAATGAACAAAGAAGAAGCCAAAAAGAAATTCACACGTAAAGATTATAGAAACTAATAGGGGTTGGTATTATGAATAATTATGTCGAAAATCAATTCGATAAAATCGTCACAAAATACCAACCTAGCAGTGTCTACGACTTGGTAAAAAAGGCGAACTGTAAAATACTTTATGCTGATATAGATGATGAAACTGGAGGTTGTACACAAACTAACGACAGGTGTCATACGATTATTGTTAACGCAAATTGGCCTGAGCACTATCAAAAGTTTGTGATATTACATGAATTCAGTCATATAAAACTGCACAAAGGTGCTAGTACGCCTTTTTACCGTTCTTTAGGGTTAGATACATTTGTTTCTAAAATGGAATGTGAAGCAAATTCTCTCGCTATGAAATTACTTCTGCATATGCAAGATCAATCAATCATACACGGACTAACAAAATTTCAAATTATGGATTATTTAGGATTACCACACGAACTATCAAGATACTTTTAAATAGCCATTCGGCTATTATTAATTTCACAAAAAAAGAACGTATGTTCAAAAGGAGTAATTAAAATGACTGACTTTAACAAAGCTTTAACTGCCAAGGAACTGATTTCCATACTAAATACAGTGCCACCAGAAACAAAGGTGCACTTTATCGGGGCCACTTTATGTTCAGGAAATTTACTTCCATTCCACGCACCTGTTTTTCGAGTATCAAAAGGGTATAAAATTACAAGCAACAACGAATTGTCTATAGGACTATTTGGAGTTCAAAAAAGTGATATAGAATTAAATATAGAGGGAAAATAATATGATAACATTTAATGATTTAACAAAAAATGAAAAGAAATTAGTATTACAAATGATTAGTGAATCGTTGGCTGGGGCAGAATTTTTCTCGAAAGAAAAATTAACAGAACACGATCGTGGGGTAATTTTTGATTATCTAATCAACAACTTACAAACAACTGTAAGATTTAGGGATAACAATAAAAATCATCCGCGCTTTGACGAAATAAATGAATTATGTAAAAAATACTGGGAGAGATAAAAATGGCAATGATTAGGCAATATCAAAAGAAAAGCGGCGAAAAAGCATGGTACTTCAAAACATATCTTGGGATTGATCCACTAACTAAAAAAAAGAAATACACTACCAAGAGAGGATTTAAAACACAAAAAGAAGCAAAAATTGCATTGGCAAGATTAGAGATGGAGATTGAACGTAACGGAATAAAGCAATCTTCTTCTATAACATTTCAAGAGATAGCAGTAATGTGGCTTGAAAACTACAAAAATACAGTTAAAGATAGTAGCTATTCTCGTACTAACATAATTTTCAATAAACATATTTTTCCTCACTTCGGAAAAATTGAAATAGCAAAAATAAATACAGCTTATTGTCAAAAAGTAGTTAATAACTGGCACACTAACGGGACATCAAAACAATACCCTTTATTTTTAAATTATATGAATAAAGTTTTTAAGTTTGCTATAAATATGGGAGTTACCGCCGAAAACCCAACAACCAGTGTAATCATCCCAAAGAATAAGGAAACTGCAAATCCTAAAGATACGAAAATAAAATTTTACAACAAAGACCAATTACAAAAATTTTTAGAGTGTATACATCAACAGCCGCAAGAAAATAATTATATAACTATCAGAGATTATACACTATTTAGATTATTGTCTTTCAGTGGATGTAGAATAGGAGAATTACTAGCACTAACCTGGGATGATTTAAACTTAGAAACAGGAGAATTGCAAATAAATAAAACCGTTACAAAATCGGATACGTATTATGTATCCTCCACCCCAAAAACAAAAAAATCAAATAGAATAATCATATTAGATAGAATCACTTTAGAGTGTCTTAAGAAATGGAGATCAGAACAGAAGAAGTTTCTTTTTAAGTTGGGTTTCACTCAACCTTCAAGAATTTTTACTAATGACTCTAATGAGTTCACTATTAATCAATCCGTTACAGAAAGGTATAAGATATATCAAAAAAAAGCAAATTTACCTAATATAGGCTTACATGGATTTAGACATACGCACGCCTCACTGTTATACAATGCTGGCGCTGATCATAAAGAAGTACAAGAACGTCTCGGGCACGCTAATATAAAGACTACGTTAGACACCTACACACATTTAACAGATGATAGAAAAGAAGTGACTACTGAAAAATTAGCTAACTACATCGGTTTTTGAATAAGTATGGTCAAAATTATGGTCAATTTTTTCCTGAAACCACAAAAAAAGCCCAAACCTTTGATAAACAAAGATTTGAGCTATTACATTAGTTAGCTACTGGATAAACTGATACTTTTAGATTTTTATTTTCTGACAATCGTTACCTTATCTTATCTTTTCTAAATTAACATTTATATCAATTCTGGTTTCTTCATTTTTACTCTTTTTTTCTGATAAGTATGGTCAAAGTATGGTCATTTTATGTATTTAATATTTCTCTTTGTAAAATCTTTATTAAATGATAAAATTAACTTAAATTAACAAGTCGGACTGTTCGTTATAGTTTGGGAAGAAGACGAAAAAATATTAGATGTCAGCAAACAGTCTACCGAGGAAATATTTATTCATTCCAAGAATGGATAAATGATACTGGAAGAATAAGAAAATTTGAAGAAAGGTGGATAAAAATTATGGGTTTATTCAAACATAAAAAGAAAGATGATATTGAATTTACAGAAACTAGCTCTTACGGTCCTATAAAAATAGATGAAACAAGAAAACTATTTAAATATAAAAGTGAAATTTTTAATTATACTGATTTAATTAGCTTTGAACTAATCGAAGATGGAAATCAAGTTACTCATGGAGGCATAAGCTTAGGAAGAGCAGCATTAGGCGGAATACTATTTGGAACTTCAGGTGCTGCGATTACCGGTGCATCAAAAATAAAAAAAGAAGATAAAAATTATTGCTCCCAATTAGATATAATGATTCGCGTTAAAAACAGTCCTAAACCTACTAAATTCATAAAACTAATAACTTTTAAAATTGACAAGTCAAAATTCATGTATAAGCAAATGGCAAACACCGCAAAGGAAATTTTAGGTGGTTTAAACTATATATTGGATAACATAGAAACACAACCATCAAGTGATAATGCAATAGACCAATTTGATAATTTAAAAAAATTAAAAGAACTTTTAGATATGGGGATTCTTTCTCAAGAGGAATTTGATAAAAAGAAACAGAAATTGTTAGATTTGTAATAGATATTTGGGAGATATGTTATGGCAAAAATAAAAAAACGTTTAAGCAAACGAAGACAACAAATAAGAAGTATTTTTCATGATTG